CGAAGAACACGAGGAAATCATCATCGGAACTAGAAGCATTGACATTGACAATTTCGTCAATCTCAGGCGAAGCACCGAAGAAAATCGGATTTGCAATCGTGATCGACGCTGACAGAGTGTCTGAAAAACCGACACCCCACAGCAGAACGTCACTTGCAAATCCCTTCACTCGATAGGGAACAAAACCAGTGGGCGGCGCCGTAATCGGCACACCGAAAGCGCAGAAATCAGAACCGGCGGAAAGATCGCCGCGCACCGATTGCACGTAAGCATGTTTCGGGTAAAGAACGTTCGACGTCGCCACGATAGGCGACGCATTGAAAGCGAACGATGTTCCTTCCGCCAAGGGAACAGCGGAATTAGTCCAGAACATATCGCGTTGAAGATTTGTCAGGTTCATAGCATCTTACCTTGCTTGGGGAATTCGGCTTTCGAGCCGTCACCGGTCATACCGCTGAAATAGCTTTCAAGGGAAGCACCGATCATATTCCGGGACATTTCTTGACAATACAGGTCAACCATGTAGTCACCAAGAGCAGCCGACCTAAACGCATCCTTAATACGCGTAGCGTCTTTCGCATTACCTTGCGTCGTCGGAATTTGCATATAAGGAAAACTATCGGCCAAGTCGACACGTTGCCCGATCACGTCATGGCCTGAACGCCATTGCCAACCGGCAGGCAGATAACCGAGAACCGTTGTAGACGCATCGCCAGCAACGTCTCTAATTTGCACTTCCTGAGGCGGCATCGACTTGAGGATTTCTGGATCACCGACAAGCTCCGCCCAGTCATTCCTATTCGTCGCCATCGGATGACGACTTTCTATAACAGGCGCAAAGCGCAACGTCAGCATATACGTCAGCACGCAATGCTCTGGACAAGTGATATTCTTGATTTGGTGGTCAATCTTAAAGTCATAAAGAGATTGCCACTCACCTAGACCAGCCGCATCAGTAGCAGGCAACTCGCGCGGATCGACGCCTATCTCAACTTGATCGACCATAAACGGCACCTGATCCACTTCACGCGATCCGTCAGCACCGTACATTTCACTAATAAGCTCCATATATCGGTTATAGGAAAGCACGTCTCTTTCCATAGCCGAACGAAAGCGCGCTTGAATTTCCGCCAACTGGCGGACATCAAACTCTGTAGCCGAAGCGACCTCATAATCCTCTGTATTATCCGGGGTCGCGTTGTAACGCGCACGAGACCAAGCGCGTTGGAGAGGCACAGCAATAAAGCCATCTTGAGGTACTTGGCCCGTCGCGTCCGCATCCTCTGGCCACTTATACCATTCATTGTAAACGCGTAGATACGCGTTAGTGAAAAAATGAGGAATAGACGTCAAGGCCATCGTGGAGCCAAGCCCATACCGATCTAGAAATTGGGTACTGATATAAGAAATCGTCGTAGCGGTTTCCGGCCCCTCTTTAATAAAAGTCGGCCAATTAGGCTCCAACCACCGCACTGGCGTCATAAAGACGCCAAGATGCGCATGAACTCGCATAGTGTCGCGCTCGCGAAGGCTTTCGAGCATAACGCGACCACGCAACGAAGAGTTAATACTTTCACCCGGCATCATCAATTGTTGCCGGATGCAGTTCACACGGCCAATCTTGCCAGATTTGATAATCTGGCCACCACGATCATTCATCATTTGGATTGTTCCTTTTTCATCACTTCAACAACGGCCTTAGGCAACCGTTGCATAGGAGGCTCCGCACCGATGCCACCGGAATACGCCATCACTAACGACATAATCTGTTCAGGCCGCATCGGCCTAATCTCAAACGTACCTTGCAGACCAGACGCTGCAACCGCGTCAAAGGTTTCCGGCACGCGCATACAAGCAAGCATCCTATTCGCCGGAGCTACAACGATAGCAATAACAGCCGCCGCGTACTGGCCCGGAAGGGGAACGGCGGGCATCCCTGCAATTGTCATGCAGACTTCGATGCAGGCGGCAAGCACACCTCGCACACGGCGGGTTTGCTCAACCGTCCAATGCTCATTTTGCGTTAGCAAATCCCAATCGGTTTGCATGATACCATGCGCGCGATGTATCTCGCCGTAAGCGAAACTATCGCGCACTAGTTCTTCCGCACCACGGCGGAAAGCGCTATGTATGTCCATTATGTTATCCCTGTATGATTAACCGGCACATCCTTATTCGCCGGAAAGTTAACGCCTAGTTCATGTAACGCCCTGTAGAGGCGTTTCTCACAGTATCCGTTTGGAACGGGGAGGTGTGCGGTTACCCAATCGTAGAATTCCTTTGAACACATCCTTCGTGGTATCGCTCCACCGCGCACGCTCTTCAACATCACGCTGAATACTTCGGTACTCGGAAGCAGAAGCGTCTGGTAATCCAACGTGCCGTTTGCCCATTTCCGACAAAAAATCTCTTGTTTCGCGATTGAGCGCACTAATACGCTCGGCACGCAATGGATCGTCGGTATCGTAGCGTTCAGGTCGAACGACCGGGGTCGCCACGTTAGTGCCTCTACTTTCTGGAACGCCATTTCCTGAATTGTCCTGCGCAGAAGCGTCAGGCCGAGACCTCTTGTCGCCTTCACTCGATGAAGCCATGCTTTATCATCCTTATCCATATACTTCCCTAGATAGATACCGGCCTTATTCGGGGAAGCGATACGAATAGTCCGTTGCTTTTTCGCGTCCCAAGGAAGCGAAAAGCCTAGCCTTGACCATACATCGCCTTCATGGCGAAAATACTTCGCACGGCCTATACCGGGCAAAGCGTGAGGCCAATACGTAGTAAGTGGACGGCACCAATCATGGATGCGACCACGCGGATCACTGATCCCGCGATTAGGGTCCACTTTCCAACTTTGGGGAATGCCACGAAACCAAATAAGAAGGTGCATATGGTGATGGTGGCGAGACTTCCCATGCTCAATAACTCCAACGTATTTCAAAAATTGCTGAGCGGAAACGCCATCGTGGATAGCACGCGACTTCCCGCATGCAGCAGCAGACACTTTAGCCAACCTACGAATGTACTTCCGGAATTCCTTGTTTTCTTCCCAGAGCTTTTGACTATCCGCGACCCTAGAGGGATCGACCGTCAACGTAATAAAGAAACCGAACCAGCCTTGCAGGTTCATCTCTATCGCTTGTTGACCGACACGCCAGATCCAAGTGGCACGACGCGCGTTGCGCGACGAGGTGTCTAGGAACGCCTGAAAATCCAACTCTTCAGGCGAGAGAGCAACATCAGAAGCAGGCACGTTAAGCACTTGTTTTCGTTGCTCTAATGACATGCCAGGCGCAAGGCCAACGGCAGTCATTTGGGGGGGGTAAATAAATTCTTTCTTTGCAAGAAAGTCAGCAGATTGAGAGCGCGCGCGCCTCTGGACCCCGACAGGGATCGAAGCGCGGCGCATAAGAGATAGGTTAGTGCGAAGCTCGGCGGCTTGTCTCATAACAGCTAAAGCCTCTGATCTGGACATGAAGCGCCTGCCTACTGCCTTCGCACATTGTAGACACACTTTAAGAGAACGCGCAACGCCCAAGGGCGTTGCGCGTGACGGGTCGTGCACGACCCTTGATTGCGTTTCCTCGCGGCAAGCCGCTGCGGGCCGCTTTGCGGTTTTTGTGCAGACGCACGAAAAACCTATTATGTCCGGGCGCAAAGATGTTCGCGGCAAAGCCGCGCCACTTTGTCAAGATGCGCGAACAGACTGCTCGATAGGATACTTGCCGAAATGAACCTGTTCAATAACTTGAAAGTAAGGTATAACTACAAGATAGCTAACACACTACAAGGAACAGGCGGCAATGATCAAACCAGTCAGAACATACAAGATAGAGGTGATCGCAGGACAGCGACACCATAGAAAAGGCTGGAAGATGAAAACATGGGAAACCAGCCACACAAACATGACAGACCTGCTAGACGAAGTAGCAGGAACCGTTACGTTAGATAAATGTGGATACATAAACATAAACATAGACGAGATAGGTATTGAATGGCCTACCTAACCGTGCTACACTTAACGCACGAAAGGAGTATAGGCATGATAAATATCTATAGGTACGGAAAAGAAACTGACGGAGAACGTGTTGCAAGCGTATCCCATTGGGACTACGCTTGGGCAGTCTGCACCGCAGGACGCGGAAGCAGAGAAAAATTCGTCCTGAAAGAAAACGGACGAGTAAAAGGCCATTATATCTATGGCCATTGGGAACCGAAAGGAAAGTAAATGTACGTTATCAAATTCCAAGGAACGCGGGGAAACCCGGAACAATTCCTGATAAAGCGAGGAACCGACTATTTCATAGGATCGGAAAAGGACGCCGAACCATTTGAAGATAACGAAGCGGCAGTAGACGCCGCCTTAAAGGTAACCAAGCAAATCGCAATGCTCGGACTACCAACGAGGATATTTAACATATCCTACGTAAAGCCGGAAAAACCGGCAGCGGAAGAAACTAAGAAGAAATAAGAAGAAAGGCCCGCCGGGACAGAATGGCGGGCCTTTCAACAGGCGGTACAGGCAGGGGGCAGCCTACACCGCCTTACCGGCCTTGTATAGTGGCGGCATCATCCCCGGAGAATATCCGCCCAAGGCCGGAAAACCAGCCACCAGCATCCTTAGCGCCTTCTTCCATGCCTTCCTGAATAACAGTGGCGGCGCCAGCGCTTTCTCTGAATACAGTGGACTGGTAACCGTAGATATCGCGAATAAGATCGCGAAACTCGGAAGTAGACATGTTCGACAACGTGTCAGGGTCCATAATGTCTATACCCTTAGCGCCAAGAATGGCGGTAGCAATCGCGTTATCAACGCCCATTTGCGCCAGCAATTGCTGGCGTTTCCAATCTGGCGTTGAAGTCGCAATATCATTCAGGCCCTGAGGCAACGCGATGTTCTCATACTGATCGCGCTCAAGCGCGAGACGCGCCGCAGCCGTCCGGGCCTGAGTATTGCTAGAGTAGATAGAAGCGCCGGCCGAAGTCTCGGCCGCCGCAAGACCGGCATCCTGACCGCGCATAGCCACAGCGCGGTCAAGCTCGCGTTGCTCGCGATCGTAGTTTTGAGCCTCCCGAATACGGGTCAGTTCGGCCGCTTGATTGCCGAGAACCGTAGAACCAGTGGAGGAGCCAGTGCCGACGCCACCGGCTCCCATGATCTCCGGGAGCGTGGCACCACGCTCCCGGTAGAAGTTCCATTCGTCACGGCGCGCCCTTGCATCGTTATGCCGATCAAGCGCGCCACCGAGAAGCTGACCACCAACGGCTCCGGCGATGCCTTTCGCACCGCCGAGACCGCCTAGAATAGCCTTACCGATGCCGAGCAAGCCGGAGAAAATACCCATCAGGACACACCCGAAGAATACTGATCCGGCTTGGGGAGCAAGTATTGCACTTGCATACCCATAACAAAATCAGTGAAGGCCGTGTCGGCCAGCCCGAAGAACACGAGGAAATCATCATCGGAACTAGAAGCATTGACATTGACAATTTCGTCAATCTCAGGCGAAGCACCGAAGAAAATCGGATTTGCAATCGTGATCGACGCTGACAGAGTGTC